TGTTGGGGTCTATTTCCATATAGACTTTTCCGTTTAATGTAATTGTTTCTTGCTTTGACATTTCTGCCTCCTTGTTATTTAGTTTACTCATATCATCTCTCTTCTTAGCCTGGGGTTTGGGGGTCATAATTCCTCCTCTGGGGCTAGGTTCTCAGTCAGAACTAATCCATTTATTACAGTATCGACCAGTGTATCAAAATCACTCTGGCTCACCCATACTGCACCTTTTCTTGATGGAAACTTTATGCCTACCCAATTAGCGTCTCCGTTTCTGATAAACTTGACTTTTTTACTCATCACTACCTCCTATTAGTTGGCTTGCCGTAAAGCTCGTTAAGTCTCTTTTGGTATCTTTTAGTAAAGATTAGGTGGGCTGTGCGTTCCTGTCCCATCGTCAGCCCCGAAAAAAAGTCCATCCACAGGCCAGTAATATCCTGCCCATTCCAGTAAAAATGATAGTAACCATCTTTTAGTTTTCTATTACTCAGCATCACTACCTCTCTTTAGCGGAAGCTTATCAAACCCTGGTTCGGCACTTGTTACAGGTGCTTGTAGTTTGTTTACAAGTGACTGGAGTGTGTGCTTACCAACCTCAATTACTTGATAGTCCCAGGCTGGAGTATTAATTGCAGTGTTGAGACTAGCTACAATCTGTTCAATCTCATAATCTGTCAGTGTTATTCGTTTATTCATCACTACCTCTTTTCTTTAGTTCGGCTAGGCGATCCTCTTGGCTACTCCAGCCCTTTTTAGTTCTAAAGTAGACTGAACCGTCCAAGTCACCACCAGTATTTGTCTGCTCATCTATCCTCGCTTCTGTTATGAGGGCTTGGATGGCTTTGGTGGCTTGGTCTAATTCCCACTGGATAGATTCCTCGTATTGTTTTTGAGTATAGAAACCATCATCTCTTTCCGAAACTGCCACATCGCACTTTATGCGAAAGTTTACAAATATCTCATCTATAGTCTTATTATTACTCATAAATAGTGGTGGTGGTATATGACGCGTCAGGCATTTAATGTTGTTTGGGTGGTCTGGCCATTGACATTCTTCACTCATCACTACCTCCCATTAGTTTTATAGCTGTATTCATCTTGCGTCCCTCCATGCGTATAACCTATGTTTGGATGAACAATACTTCTTGTTGCGTCTAGGACTTTGTAACTTTACCTTGCAATACAAACACTTTATTACCATGTCTCTAGCGTAACGGTAATGAAACGCTTTGTCAAGCCCATTGAGTCTATCCACTGTTTAGGCGAAAGACACGACCGCCTCTATCCCCCTGCACTGGGATGGTTGTGATAATTGTCACTTACCCTCAAACGTAAACCCCCTGAAATCTACGTTGTGTTGGGTCTTAGTAAGCAGAGCAGGTTGCTCGTTGACAGGCGGTTGGTCAGAGCGAGCAATTTAACTCTACCTACTAACATTCAGTTTTGTTTTCTGGTTGGCTGAGAACAACCAAAGTAAAAATGTATTTGCCTAACAGCAACGCTATCGTGTATAATCAAAAGCGAAGTGAAACTAGCCCCTCCAAAAGAGGGGTTTTCTATTGTTAAACAACTATTTTAATTTCTGAAGTGAAACTAAATTAGTCTCTATAAGCTTAAACTCTCACCCGAAAATAATCAAGCATATAAACATTACAGGCAACCTTCGTCTATGGTATGACGATGCTTGCACCTTTGACAGAATCTAATTTTAAGCTTCACAATCCCCCCACTATTAAACTACTCACTTGGGGGACGAGCAATAACATCAGAGCCAAAATTAAACCCAGTAAAGCTATGGTGGTGTAGGTCATTTCATTCATCTCCCCTCAAACTTTCCTATTATATGTATTGCGTTGTAGTAGTGGTACGCTCTCAATTCTTCTGAGCCTATCATAGTTTTATCCTCTTGGGCATATTTGTGAGCTAGGTTAAAAATCTTACTGGCAGTAGCTTCTTCTGCTCCTGTTATAAGGTCTTGGATAAACGACCTTAATTCAACTAAATCAAAAGTGACTGGTTCACCTCTTTTCCTGGGTATGTATGCTAATGAAACCACCTTCGCCCATTCAATATCTAGCTCTGTAAGTATGTCTTGGCTCATCACTCCCCTTTCAGTTTATGAATTTTAATATGCTCACTGAGCGTCATATCGAATACGTCATATCCGCAGTCGGAACAGATGTTGTTGCTCATAATCATATTATCCTTTCTTTAGTTTAGAGAGCGCATGAGCTAGTTCACAAATCAACCTGTGGCAGGAGACTCGAACTCATGCGCCCACCGCCAAGGGTAGAGAGGAAGCTTTACCCCCAGCGATGGTGTCTCTATTCAATGCTTCCTCTAACAGTAACTCTAAATATACTTTGACTGAGCGTTTATCTTTTTTAGCTTCAGCTTTTAATAGTTCGTATATATCAGGACGGATTGCTATTGTTGGCTCTCTTTTCATACAGGTATAGTACACGCCTAATACGTGTATGTCAACCGTGGATTACATTCTGGCTATTGACACCCCCCCCACCATGCTATACAATACAGGTATTAAATAAGGAGGAACAGATTAAAAGGTTATTATTAGTTACCCTAAGTGTTTTAATATTTAGTATATTTAGTATTTTGTCAGTCAGCGCGAGTGTGCCAGTAATAAAATGCCCCACGGCAACAAGTGAAGGTGCTTACTTTGAGCGAGGTATAGGCAAAGACGGCAACGTAATATGTGGCTTTAGTTGGTATAACGCCTGCCCATACACTGAAGCAGTGTCGGCAAACGACCCAGGGTGCGAAAAACTTACTGAAGAGCAACTTAAACCTTGGCAACCCACCGTGCCTGCCCCTGAGCCTGCCACCGAGCCAGAACTCAGCGAGTGGGGGGGTAAGTAATGACTGATAGTTTTTTCGAAGAATTGATAGAAGCCACCGGCTCTGAGGATATGGCTAAGAAAGTTGTAGGCTTATTTGACCGTACGCGCAAGCAGATAGGGCTTACGGAACAGCAACAGTCTGTCTATGACTATTTAGTTAGTGGCAAGCCTATAGTATCTCAGCGTCAGTTAGCCAAAGACTGCGGGCTAGATCATCCCCAGAAGGTTGTGGCTATTTTGGCGGCTTTGACACTGAAGGGTTTTTTGATACCGCGCGATAAGGTTACTAAAATATGATATTATTTTGCTCAGTATTTCATAAATGGTCTGATTGGAACGGTACTGCTGAGGGCTACCAAATTAGGTGGTGCGAAGGATGTAACAAACAGCAACGGCGTGTTATTAAGTTTAGAGTTGTAAAGTGGTTTAAGTTTGGAGAGCGTTTATGAGCGACACCGAAACCCTCTACGAACTAAGTAATTGTGAGATTATGCGCTATGAAACAGATTCAGAGCATTTTTACTACGGAGGGCTTATTGGAGAGGAAAAGCAATATTATTTATCTGTTACTCAGACCATAGATATTGGTGGGCCAGTACCAGAAGGTTTGCGAGAATATTGGCGCGTTACTTCGTATGAAGAATCAAAAGAACGATTACAGATGACTGGTGATAGAGGTTCTAAGCTACATGATGCGCTAGACCAATTAATGCGAGCCAAAAAGCTTGACTTAAAAAATGATTATCGGTCTACTTTTGAAAAAGCTGGGATAGCTATGTTCATACGTTTCATAAGATTTTTAGACCCTGGCAAGTATTTCACTGAGTTAATTGTAGCCGACCCAGACCTACGTGTAGCCGGTACGCTGGACTTTAAGGGCTATGTTGAGGAGTGGCGCTTAGAATGCCTCCTAGACCCTAATAAGTACCTAAATATTGATTCAGAGGGTGACGTTCAACTCAAGGAAAAGTGGTTGGACTTGCCTAGTAAAAAACGAGTTCACATCATCATCGATTGGAAATTCAGTGCAAGGAATGCCTATAGTCATAAAATCCAGGTCGCAGCCTATAAAACGATGAACAATAAAACTCGTAAAGGTAGCCCAGTTACTAGAGCGTTTACTTGGCGATACAGCCCAAAACATAAACATGGCTTTGATTTTTCGGAGAGTTTATTAACCTATAAGTCTTTCAAACGTATTTACGAAACAGCTATTGAATATCTAGGTAACTTTCCTGCCCCCCCTTCTCTTACACGTTACCCTGATTCTGTTCAACTTTACATAAAAAAGGAGAAAGGGAAAAAAGAATGGGCAAAATAAAACACAAGATGACTAATACACCCACTTACTACTCATGGAAGTCAATGAAAGCCCGTTGTCTCAGCCCTACAGCTACCTCCTATTGGAAATACGGAAAAGTGGGGATAAAAATTTATGAACCTTGGTTAATTTTTAACAATTTCTTAAAGGATATGGGCATCAGACCAATAGATAAAACCTTAGATAGAATAGACCCCTACGGTAACTATGAACCATCTAATTGTAGGTGGGCCACGCCAACGGAACAGCGGAGGAATAGGCGTATGAATAGAAATAATACGTCAAGCTACCAAGGTGTTTATGATACCGGTTATAATACTTGGCGAACTTTGATTGCTTTTAGTAGTATTAATTATCATTTAGGCACTTTCACTAACAAAGAAGATGCAATAATGATGCGAATGGCTGCCGAGGAGCAATTACTGTGCTAGTAGATAAATTCACCCAGTTAAACTACATCGGAGACATCTGGGAGCCCCATTATGCGGGCTACATAAGAGGTGGCTCGACAGACATGGTAGAAGTCTACATAGCTAAGCGGAAGATCAACCGCAACATAAGAGATATTAAATTAGTTTTTACCAGGGTCGGTGAGGATAGTATATTTGCTGGAGACTGGTTTTTAAGAAGAAAGGACGTACCGAAGAGGACAAAGTTCGATAATAATGGCATGGAATGTTTTGTGGTGCCGTGGGGTAAGTTTCAGCCACTAGAGTATGCTGAGAGAAGCGAATATGAAATGTGAATGTGATACCCAGGGCAAAGATGATGGGCAGACAACCTGCTTCTTACATCATCAATGCTCAGATGGAGATTGTACGCATACAGACGAAGAAGATAATAATTATAAGGAGGACGATGATGAGTGAAAAAGATGGTCTTCGAGATTTCAAGTTTGCAGGTGGACTATTCATCAAATTAAACAGCGATGACAGCCCGCGTAAGTTACGGATAGTGACAACCGACCCCGTAGTATCAATGGATAAATTCGGTAATACCCGTTTTGGGTTTATTGCCTGGGATTACAATAATGATAAGGCTGGTATTCTTAATACTACCCCAGGCGTAGCCAAGCAAGTCCAGGCTATCCACCAAGATGAAGATTTTGGGGCAAACATTAAAAATACTGATATTAAAATTACTACCACTGGGACGGGGATTGAAAGCCGACATACAGTTACGGCATTACCAACATCCGAGACGCTAACCAACGAAATGATTGGCAAACTCCGTGAGATTGATTTAGATGCAAAGATTGAAGAAGGTCAACGTATGACCTATTACAAGCCACAAGATGAAATAGATCAGACCAGTGGATATGATAAGGCCAAGGCAGTTGCAGCTGATATAAAATCTGGTGCTAATAAAGCCTTTCCTGATGCTGTTGAGGTTAGTGATGAGGAGGTGGAAGAAAAGATTAACCTTGACGACATACCTTTTAATTAGGAGCTTGACAACTCCTTAAACTGTCCTTAGAATGGAACATATGAATAAAATATGTTTCAAATGTGGAAAAGAAAAACCCCTAACAGCCTTTTACGAACACCCCCGGATGCCAGATGGTCATGTAAATAAGTGTAAAGAATGTAACAAGTTAGATGTCAGACAAAATTACAATATCAGGAAAGACCAGTACCATGAATATGACAAGACTAGACAACGCACAAGCCGAAAACGGATGTTTAATCATCGCTACAGCCAAATCAGGCAGAGGGTTGAAGGTCGTGCAATTCGTAAATACAAAATCGAAGGCACAAAAATGCTAACTTATGCCGACTACTGCATCTGGCTCAAAAATAACATGGATAATTTTGAGCAAACTTACAAACAATGGGAAACTAGCGGATTTACCCGAAAGCTAACGCCATCAATAGACCGTATTGACAATGCCATTGGCTATGTAGCTAACAATATGCGCTGGACGACAGTACAAGACAATTCAATTAAGTACACGGGAAAGCTTTGATGTCGTGGTATAAGATTAAAAGAGACCCTGCTGATGATGCCTTCTCTGAATGGATAAGGCGCAGGGATAAGGTTTGTCAGAAGTGTGGTAAGCCTGGCTACGGGGACAAAGGTATCACTGGCCTGGATGCCTCACACTGGCAAAGTCGAGGCAAAGAGGGTACGAGATTTGAACCGTTGAACGTAGATGCACTATGCCGCCCAGACCATAAATGGTTTGGTGAACATAAAACCGAACACGATGCGTGGCAAGTAGAAAGAAAAGGTAAAGAGATTACTGATAAACTGATCCTACAGGCTCATACATATTGTGAGAAAAATAGAGAAGCCGAAAAGTTATACTGGAGGCTGCAATTAACGAAAGGAACTTATGATAAAACCAGCATATAATTATCTGTTAGTTAAGAAGTTAGAGCGTGATACTGGGCTTAGTCTTGCCGCGGATATTGAGGATACTCATCAACGGTTTGAGATAATTGAAACGCCAATACCATTAATGGACAAACATCAAGGTTATCTTGAATATGGTGTGCTGGTAGACACTCACTATGACATCGGGCAGATTATCTATGTTGAAAAACACTCCGAGGCCAATACGCCTATAGAATTAGAACAGCAAGGCTTGTCGTTAGTTTTAATAAGCCGTGTAATAGCTTGGGAGGAGAAATGAGCAGGGGAGATAGTAAAATAGTAACAACAGGCGATGAAGTCCGAATAAAGGCCTTAGCAGGCGCTAAGATAGCCTATGAAGCCGTAGCCTGCGCTTATGGCCCGTTAAGTGGTAATGTAGCCTTACAGAAGTCCTACGGCTCTAAAGTCATAACGCATGATGGCGTATCTATCATAAGAGAAATTAACCTAGCCGATGAACTCATGGACACTGGCGTTGACCTACTACACGAAGCCAGTAAAAAGAGTAATGATGTATCCGGTGACGGGACATCCGCGACAGTTTTACTTGGCTATCACATCATGCGTCTAGCTAACCAGCGCATCGCCGCCGGTTATAACCCTATGGGCCTCCGCAAAGGAATAGACAAAGCCTCAATATGGATAAAAAGCGAACTAGATAAACTAGCCACGCCTGTGCCGGATAATAAACTACACGAAGTAGCCACCATATCCGCTACCGACCCCGAAGTAGGGAAACTCGTAGCTGATACAGTTATAAAAGTTGGTGGTATAGGCATCACAGTAGAAGAATACGACGGCCTTGGCGTGATACAAGACGTTGTAGAGGGGTTGTATTTTGAAAAGGGCTGGGTAATGCCCCACTTCGTGACCGACAGGGAAACCGAAGAAGCTATCCACGACAACGTAAGTATCTTGATCACCGAGAAAAGAATAAACTCCGTCCAAGATATTGCTCCGATGTTAGAAATGGTATTCAAAGACACCGAACATAAAACAGTTTTAATCATTGGCAATATAGGCGCTAAAGCGTTAGAAGTTTGTGCTTTAACCAATCAAGCTGGCAAAGTAAAGGTATGTGTAGTAGACCCTCCGGTTTATGGCGACCAAGTTTTAGGCTTTTTAGAAGACGTAGCCTGCATGACTGGTGGTAAGATAGTACCTAATAACCTACCGGCCGATAAAGTAACCAAAGAATATCTAGGTGACGCAGAAAAAATTATTGTTACTCAAAATAGTACAACCATAATCGGGGGCAATGCTGTCACTGAAGATGTAAATTTAAGAATTACCACGCTTAAAAAACAACTCAAGTCTGATAAATATAACCAGTACCAAAAAGAACGCATGGAAATGCGCCTCGCAAAATTACAAGGTAAAATAGGCATAATCAAAGTTGGTGGCGCAACTGAAGCAACTCGTCGTGAAGCTAAATTTCGTGTAGACGATAGTGTGCATGCCACCCGATGCGCTAAAGATGAGGGTATTGTGGCTGGTGGGGCTGTTGTGTTGGCAAGGTTTAGTATATTCAAAGACTCTAAACTAGAAAATATGAATAAGGATGAACTTGAGGGTTTTAACGTAGTTTGTGAAGCCTTATCCGAACCCTTCAAACAACTAATGATCAACGCCGGACAAGACCCAGGCTACCACCTATCCCAAGTCCTACAAGCTAAACCAGGTTACGGCTTTAATGTGATGAACATGACTGATGAACCGATAGACCTAATCAAAGCCGGAGTAATTGACCCAGTAAAAGTATTGAAGTCAGTCGTGGAAAATTCTACAGACGTTGCGGGCATAGCTATCACACTCAATGGCTCAATAACTTTTGACCGTGCTTGGCAATTAGAACAATTAAAAATTAATCAGATGACTGGAGCAAGTGCATGACTAAAATTAAATTAGTAAACGCAGAAGTTTTTAAGTTAGAAGCTGGTAAGAAATATATTATTGGGCTTGATACTCGTATGGTATCTAATACAGATGCCCAGCTTTTGTTTCACGAATTAAATCAAATGGGCATAAAAGACTGTGTTGTTATGGCTTTTAGGGGCGACCCCAAAAATGGCATGAAAGTTATAGAACAATGACCCCTTTATGGCTCATTGTAGGGCTTTTAACGGGCTTTTACGCTCAAAAGGTCTACACCATGCTCAAAACAGTCTTTGACGACTACAGCGAGCGCAAACAAGCCTCACAGTCCGGTGTAGTCCGACCCGAACGTCACCAAGTAACTAGAAATATACCTATTGACCTCACCACACAATCAGGCTCAATAATGCGCCCAACTCCCGACCAACATAGATTAAACGCTATGAAAGAACGAGATATAAAATTAAAACAATTATAAAATGTGACTTCTGTCATAAAAAAAAACCGACCACAGCTGTCATTCTTAATAATGTATTCGGTCAAGGTTGCAGAGAGTGTAGGGATAAATTAAACCGGCAAGCCTCGCCTCTGTCCGCTCAGTACTTGCGTGATAGGGATAGAGAAGATCACCAAAAAGACTTAATCCAACCATGGAGTAATGGCAAGCCCTCACGTGATTTTATACTTGCCTATCCAGAGCAAGCGTTAGACTATTTCACGCCCGCCCAACTTGCCGAATTCTCTTAGTTTATTTCAAGAAGTATGATAATATGGCTAAATTTAATGGCTGGACCAAAGAAACAACCATCAGTTATTGTTTATCAGGCATAAAGAGCGTCAAAGAAATTAAAGCTAGTGGGGGAGAACCCTCTGGTGGATATGATAAGCGCATGGCATTTTATGTAAAAAGATTAAAAGATTGTGGTATAAAAATAAAAAAAGAGGGCTATTAACCCTCTTCTAAACACCGACCAAACCCAACCTAATGCCCAACAATCCCCATGTACTTATGTACTATGGTCAACCCTCTACTCCCCCCAACATTGATCAACCACCTTTTTTTATCGAATTCTCTAACTATTTTATATGTTCCAGGCTCAATCCAGTCGCGCTCCTTGCCTTTTGTACCTCTGACTATGATGCGTTTGATTGTTATATTCATAAACTCCTTCCTATTATTGATTGTACCAAATGCGCATAACAATTATTGCATACACAGTGTTTGTGGTTTATCTACAATGTTGAATATTCGTCAATGTCACTGCAAATGCAGTCATCGTTGTACGGATATTCGGATGCTGTACATTCGTCGTAGTGTCCCATATTGTTATCCTTTCTTTAGTTTGGGACAGGACTTCAGCTCGCCCGAAGCTACCCTGTCCATATTAAGTTAGCAAGTATTTTTGTGCTTCGGTCTTTTTAGACTTACCAGGCACTTTGACCTGTTCACGGTTTTTGTACATGTTATGAGCGATGAAGCCCATCATATACAGCGTACCTAGGGCACTAAAATATCCACTTTGCTGGAATATCCACGTAAACATGGCTTCCAATCCAATCCAGATATACTGACCGCTCAACGGGTTAGTCACAATCAGTACAACGACTGCTATAACCGCACCTTTGTTTAGATTAGTCATATTGTTCCTTCCTATTAGTTATTATTACTTGGGGGCTGCTAAATCCTCTGCCCACCCGTTGGGCAATATGATGTACCGTGCTCGCGGTCAATGCTAGCCAGCCATTCTTCTACGGTGTCATTGACTCGCCGAAGTACGGCTGAATTAGTCTGTACTGCGTCTGGGTCTCCGTCTTCTTCCCCGTCTATCCCGTCTATGTCCGCCAGTTCCAAGACATCGCAGAAGTAGATATCCAGCCCATCTATACCTGTAGCTTTGGCGGTATCCATGATGAGTCCATCGCCATCAGTTGATGAGCAGTACAGATATGAGCTAATTTTGCCATTGTCGCTGTGTTCGGGGTTGGCTAATGCATTCCCGCCCATGTGCAATTCGTGTCGCATCGAGCATATATCGCCAATCATATCATGCTGTTCTTCTGAGAGGGTTTTTATTCTCTTGTTCTCGGCTGCGAGATTACGGATGTAGCCATTCCGTGCGGTGGTTAATTCTTGCCAGTTATTCATAGTTGGCTACACCTCCTCAACGTATTCAATCACTATACGGCAGAGTGTTTCAATTTCTTCATCGTTCAGTGCGTGGTCTTTTAGGTACCTAATAAGTTCATCTGGTGTCATAGTTGGTTGCCTTTCTATAAGTTTATTGATTATCTACGATACAGGAATCTACATCTGATTGAATTGTTAAGTCCCACCGTAGGCACAAGCTAATCGCTTAGTGTTATGCAAGAGTATTGCCCACTTGCTTTCACTTGCGCCCTGGTAAGTGTCTCAAGCTGCCGGAGGCTCTAACGCTCTCGGTCTTACTCCCTTATAATACTCTTATTGTATAGGGTGTCAATAGATTACATACATAATGAGTATAATAGTAGTGCTGTACCTCTGTTAGATGTAGTATATATTACATTGTGTTATACTATAAACATCAATAAAGGGAGCAAATCACATGGCAAAAGCAAAAACTCATAAGCTAAAAGACACCCAAGCAAGTCTATTGCACTTCGTTCGCAATCATCAACAAGCGATATTCTCCGGGATACTTTCAACTATAGCTATGGACCTAGGTTATACGGTGACAGATAAAACACAGTTCACACTTAAAGACGATCTAACAGAGCTAACTATGAGCGAACTAGAGTTAGCGGTTGATACCCCGGCTGTGGTTGCCCCAAAATAAGGTATATGAACTCAACTAATTATAAGAATGGCGTGTCGCAAAATAACGCTATAACAGGGGTCAACGTGGTTAAAAACAAATCGCGCGTCATTAAAAAAGAAAAGAAAATCATAGTAACAGGTAAACAAAGAGCAACTGCCATAGCCTTAGTCGAGAATGTCCGAACGAATAAACCTTTAGGGCAAGTATTGAAATCGGTAGGTTATAAGAAATCAATATCTGAACACCCAAGCAGAGTAATAGAGAGTCAGGGCGTAAAACAAGCATTAAGAGAGATTGGAGTTAATGAGTTTAAGCTAGCTGAAGTGTTTCATAGTGGGTTAGAAGCTAACAGGGTTGATATTATCAATGGTAAATCTGAACCAAGTGATCTCCCTGACGTAGCGTTTAGGGTCAAAACAGCCGAGATAGTTGCCAAACTTATGGGCTATTCAACAGATGCCAAACCCTCCGGGAACAACTACACAACCTTCGTCCAGGTCAATCAACTGGACCCGAACAAGCCTGCTGTATCATCCGTAGTAGATAATACGCTTGACCTACTTATGTCCCAAACTAAAGAGGATTAGCACACCATATATAGCGTACCCGATTACGCATAGGCTGAATAAGGGCTTCTGACCCCTGACACGTCGCACAATCTACATTGTGCACCAATAGTGGTAACATGGTATAGTATGTATGTATAACAGAGGTCATCATACATATACATAGCATGGGCTGGATAGATGTGTTCGATTGATTGAATTAACATGGGTATGGTATGTATTATAACAGGGGTATACCCCCACCCCCACCCCTGCCACGCTGATTAGGTGCTATCGCCCACCCGAAGTTTCACTGAGTACACCATACACACACACTCCCATTTTCATATTTCTTTTTTTTATTTTAACAGTGGTGGTGTTCGCCTTTGTTATACGATGTATAGACATAATTAAAGGAGGATAGATGACTTGTACCAACTGTGCCAAGCCAATCAACAGGGGTAGATGGTGTTCAGATAAATGTAGAATGTCCTATAAACGTACCTTTGAGGATAATCCAGCACCTATCCATAACCCGAACAAAGTAGAACCCGAACAGAACCCGAACACAATTTGTCCGACTTGTGATTATGCTAATTACGACCCAAACGATGAATGGTCACACTCAGCGTGTCATAAAACCCAGTTAGAGATTGAAGCCCATTACACATTAAAGAACTTCCCCCGTCTAAAGTATGGCAGTGGAGCTGGTAGTTACTCGCCCTATCCTAAGAGCAATCCAAAAAGCAAAGCCTACCTAGATGTATAGCATGATACACTTACATAAATGGAGCCAGAGTTAAATAGAGAAGAGCTAAGAGCCAAAACTCACATGATTAACCCCGCTATGTGGGTGTTAGATTCAAACCTTATAAATGAGAATCAGAAACTTTTTGAGTTTTCTAAGCATAGATTTATGCTTCAGCCTTATTCTGACTCTTCCCCAGACCAGGTGATTATGAAGTCCGCTCAGGTGGGATGGAGTGTGGCGGCCATCTTAAAAAGCATCCATGCTGCTAATTTTTTGAAATTAAATGTTATTTACGTTTTACCGACGAAAAATGTTGTGAATGATTTCGTAAGGCCGAAAGTTAATCCGATGATTGATAGGAATCCGGAGATACGGAAGATGGTCAAGGGCGATGACTCGGTTTCACTTAAAAATGTTGGTGATAGGTGGATATATTTTAGGGGAGCGTTTACTGAAAAAGAAGCGATAAGCACAACTGCCGACCTTATTGTGGCCGATGAGTATGATAGGTGTGACCAGGGGGTTCTTACGGTTTATCAGTCTAGGCTACAGGCTTCTGATTATGGGTGGTTTTGGAGGTTTAGCAATCCGAGCATACCAGGCTTCGGGGTGCATGAGCTTTATCAGGACTCAGATCAGATGCACTGGTTTGTTACCTGCGGGCATTGTGGGCATGAGTGGTTTATGGATTTTGAAAAAGGTGAGAAGAATCACTATATAGATGAGGAGAGGGAAGTTTATGCCTGTGGGTCATGTAACGAGGAATTGATGGAGCATGACCGTCAGAAGGGCCGCTGGCTACCTAGATTCCCTCAAAGGGGGCCGAGGTGGGTTAAGGGGCATATGATAGGTCGGAGGGGTTACTGGTTGTCTCAGTTGATGATTCCTTGGGTGAGCGCGCGGAAGATTCTACAGCAGAAGGCTTCTATGAATATTGAGGTGTTTCATAACTTCGTTCTCGGTTTACCTTATCAGGCCTCTGAATTTCTTATCAATAGAGAGTCTGTCTTACGGGCTTGCCAACCTGCCCTCGCGGAGAAGCGGGATGTGATTATAGGCTGTGACTCAGGGAAAGAAAAACATTGGGTGATGGGCAATCCTTCAGGAATATTCAGTTATGGGAAGACTACCGACTGGGAGGATATTGAGAGACTTATAACGATGTATAACGCTACCGCCGTAATAGATGCCCTACCGGACTTCACCATTCCCGAACAATTATCCAGGAAGTACCCTGGACGCGTCTATGTGCATTATTATTCACCAGATAATTCTACGAGCATGGAAGTGAGCAAACGCAAGGAAGGGATGGATTTTGGGGTCTTACAGTCTGATAGGACTAAACTTTTTGACCTTTTGGCAGCTGATGTGACGAGTGGGAAGATGAGGTTTTTCCAGGAGCCAAAAGATTTAGAGGATTTGATAAAGCATGTCGAAAATGTATATAGGGTAGTGGTGCCTGATACTAGGGGTATCCCTAAGGCTAGATGGCTCACGAAGGAGAATAAACCTGACCACTGGTGCATTTCTGGGGATTCGCTTATTAAAACTTTACGAGGGGATATTAAGATAAAAAATGTTCAAGTTGGTGATTATGCCCTGACTAGCAAGGGTTACAGGAGGGTTAGTCGGGCATGGATGACTAAGAAAAACGCGGCAGTTAATAAATATAAATTCAGTAATGGTGCGGAGCTTATTGCTACACCTAATCATAAAGTGGCTACAGAAAAAGGTTTCGTAGAGTTGCATGCTTTGGCATACTCTGATAGAATTAAAACATGGCAAAAGCCGAAGCAATTATTTTTCAAGGCGTTATATATCGTAGATATCCAGATTCAAAAAATAGAAGCGATAGAGTTTACTTTACCTCAGGAAGTACGGAACGGGGCAAGGGACGGAAACGTTATCACCAAGAGTTTTGGATATCGCACAATGGCAGCATCCCCATGGGGTTTGTCGTCCATCACAAAGACCACAATCCTCTCAACAACTCCCTTGGTAATCTCATCCTTATTAAAGATAGCGAACACCGTACGCATCATAACTTGGAGCGATTTACCGACCCAGAATATGTCAAGCGGAACAGGGAACACTTGGACGAGGTTCGTATCAAATCGCATGCTTGGTTGGCATCCAAAAAGGGGAAGCAACACTTACGAGATAATGCGCAAAAAGCTTTCTATTTGGAAGAACCAATTATTTTTGACTGTATTGGATGTGGTACGAAGGTTACTTCTCATTGGCGACAAAATAATAAGTGGTGTTCAAAAGCCTGTAGCAATCGTATCCACGCCCGAAAGTTTAGGGAAAAGAAACGTTTACAACTTAACGGTTGAAGGTGAACACGAATACTATGCTAACGGTATTTTAGTTAGTAATTGTCATGCGCTGGCTTATTTCCGTGTTGGGCAATCTTTTTCTATGGGGCCAGACTCCGCAGGCGGGGTGAGACCTTCGGCTACCAGGAAGAGTTCTGGTATTATTGTAGATAGTAAGCATAATACCGTTAGTACGAAGAATGCTTTGGGTATGGATTTTGATGCTTTTATAGAACGCAGTTTAGTTAAGAATAAAAGACGGAGAGTAACGTGAGTTATTACGAAAAGCCATTTAAGGACCATAGGTACTCGCCGCCAATATCTATTTATTTATTGAGCGATGATACACCGGAGATGGAGCCGTTGAATTGCTTGTTTTGCAAAAGAACGATAGTTGACGTGAAAGGGACAGTAGACAAGATTATCTCAACTCCAATGCCTTTGATAGACTTTGGGGTAGCTATCAATATACGTTGTAAGTTATGCCACGCTCACTATCGGTTGTTGATTAATATGAATTAGGTATAGTTTAGGTAAGTATAATGATAAAAACAAAGCTATTGATGCATATAGAGAAGCTGCAATATATCATTATGGCGAAACCTATCAGGGGTAGGTTGCTAGTTGGGACTATGGTATAATGTTTTCAACGCCCATAGGCTTAAACAAAGGAACCTATGGAAGATACATCAGACGAAGGCAGCATATTTGACCTTGAACTAGAAGACGACGACTTACTAGCTCTTATCAAAAAACCCCTAGAAGAGTCTGAAACTTACTGGGATAATTTCAACGGCTTAAAAGCTGCCCGTGAAGATAATATGAACCTGTGGATGCCTAACCACTGGGGAGATAAAAACGTCTATGACTTCCAAGAAGAATATTTATACCAAGACCCTCGAATTTTCATTTCTGTAGAGACAATTATTTCAGTTGTAAACTCCCGTATTCCGGTTGTAGACATTATGCCAGCCCAGGATACAGTTATAAGCGAACAGGCTGCTAAAGATTTATCTAAAGTCTTACATGCTCACAGTGATAAGTTCCGTGCTCTTGATATTTTTAGGATTGGGGCGCGAAATCTTCTGCTAAAACGCATAGGCTTTGTTAAGTTACGTTGGGACCCTTTGGCGGGTAAAAATGGTGAGATTGTCCCTGAAGCTATTCCTCCTGAAGATATTGTCGTAGATAAAGACGCTCGTTGGGGTGATAACCCTCGGTTCACCTCTCATAAGATCAGAAACAAAACAGTAGAAGAATTACTATCAATGTTCCCAGACTCTAAGGAAAAGATTTTAGAAATGGCTGGCGTAGACCGCAGGGATAAAGAAGGTAAGCGCGTAGCTTATAAGTCTCAATTAGCCAAGAAGCACGATATATGGGAAACCTGGTTCCATTATTTTGAAGATGGGTATAAGTCTGGCGTGGCCTTGACGGATATTAAGTCTCAATATGTATTAGGTAAGATTCGTAACCCTAACTGGAATTATGAAGACGAAGAAGGCTTTACGGGTAATTTTTTAGATATTCCTATCCCACCATTCTTTCCGATTAACTATCTGAATGATGGTACTTCATACATTGATTTGACCTCGATGGTTGAGCAGGCGGCTCCACTACAAAGAATACTTGACCGTCGGGGTTTCCAGATTATGGAGAACGCCGAGATGGCTGGGTCTGGTTTAGTCTTTAATACCCAAATGATAGATAAGGCTGATATAGGTAAATTAGTTGGAAGTCCGGATGAGAGAATCGGTGTCAAAGGTTCTGTCCGTGATGCCGTGGCTCGGATTGCTCCTCCACCTCTTCCGAGCTACGTCATTGAGGATAAGCTAGATGCTAGGAATGAAATAGATAATATCTTTGCTACGCAGGAAGTTACCCGTGGCGAACGCAGTGGTAATAAAACTCTGGGCCAAGACCAAATGCAACGTGAGCAAAATTACACCCGTATGGACGACATAGCTAGGGCTATAGAGCGTACCGCCACGAATTACTACCGATACCTCATTCAGATGATGAAAGTCTATTACACAGAAGAACACTACTTCAAAGCCGTTGGTGAGGACGGGAAGTTTGATTACCTAGTAATGAAACAAGATGCTATAGAAGATGGTATTGATCTTAAAGTTGGGGTAGGGTCTATGCTGCCTGTTAATAAGCAACGCCAGCAGGAGGCTATGGAATCCTTGATTCAGCAAGGTTTGATAGACCCTCTGTCGGTTTATGAGGTGCTTTCTGGAGGCAATCTCGCTAGTCCCCAGAAACTACTTGAGAGGTTTATATTATTCAAGACTGACCCGATTGCTTTCATGGGCAAGGCTAAGCAAGACGAGTTTTCACGCGAAGCCTTTATAGATGTTCAGATTCTGAACCGTGGTGAGATGCCACTTCCTAGGGATGAAATAGGCGAAGAATACCTTAAATTTATGAATAACTACATTCTGACTGGTTCGTTTGAAAAACAACCCGACCTTGTAAAACAGATGTATATGGAGTGGATGAAGATAGTCCAGGCTCAGGCTCAGAAGCAAATGGAAGCCTTCCAGACCCAAGCACCTACTCAGGAGGACATGGATAAGACTAATCAGGGCAATCAGCCCCAGCAGAACCTCCTAGACCCTAATGCTCAACCTCCTCAGCAACAACAAGCTCCTCAGGAACCTATACCTCCCGACCAAATCGTGAATTACAAAGATGCCCCTGAGGAAATTAAACGCCAGATGGAAGCCGCCAATGGCTACCAACCGTCTAAAACTCCTTCACCCATCCAGCAGACTTTGGAAATGAAAGCCCAGCAATCGGCTATAGATACGAAGCTGAAGGCTCAACAGCAACAGCACTCACAAACCATGGTAGAAGATGACCATGAAATAAAGAAAAAGCAAGTAGCCAAGAAAGACTCTGAGAAGAAAAAGAAGCCTACCAAAAAGAAGTAAACTATGTTATATTGAACGGTAGTCAATTAAAATAGGAGTCAATATGGCAGATAAAGAGGAGAAAAAAGATGAAGCCAAAAAAGAAGAAGAAGTACTAACACTCGCACAGGTCCATGACCAAACTATAGCTAAATTAGAACATGAGGGGGATGATGATGATAGTGCCAAAGACGATTCCGATACCGGCGATAAAGACGCCGGGGCTGATAAAGATGCAGCCGATGGCGACGATAAGGCCGGTGATGAGGATGAATCCAAGGACGCTGACGCTGGAGAAGCACCCGTGGGAGCTGCAATTCCTGACAAACAGCTTCCAGCCGAGAAGCCCGAAGAAGATGAACCAGCCCCTGAACTAAACGAAGACACCACCAAAAAAGGCCCAGGCAAGATTACCGTTAAAGACGTGGATGGTGGGATTCACTATTTTAATAACCTGGATGAAGTGCCTGATGACTTTGAACCAGCTACTTATAAACACTGGGGACAAGTTGTTCAAAAGTTTACCGAGAAGTCTGCTAGTGACCGCGTAGCTCAAGCTGACGCTGAAACTAAAGCTGAGGAAGCAGAACGCTCCGCTAGGATAGATGCCATAAAAGCTGACTGGGATAAGGACATAAAAATCTTAACTGATGCTAAAAGTCTGCCTAGTGATGAAACAGAAAAGAAAGTTGTTACAGATGCTGTGTTCGCTATAATGAACGAAAAGCTCGCAGAAGGTAGGGTAATAGACTTTGCCACGGGATATGAACTGCATGAAGGTCGTAAAGGCAAGGATACTGGTGCTGAAGCTAAAGCCAAGGTTGCTGAAGATAAAAAGAAACGTGGAGCTATGGTATCTGGTGCTGGGACTGGTGGCGGTGCAGCTAATAAGCCTAAGATTATGGAAGCTCCACCATCGGGTCTAACTTTAGATGATATTCACATGTCTGTTTTGGACTCTCTGTAAACCGAATAGGTTTATTTTAGATACTGTGCTATCTTTTAGTAGATAGTGTAGATACGGGTACTATGGTTTTCTAGGGGCGAACCTTTCATGTCCAACCTGCAGGGTTTTCGACTTGCTAAGGTCATAGACAATCCCATAGCACCCGCATACACACTATTGTCTACACCATAGGCACAGCCTCTTTTTTGATTTTCACTTCTAGGTTCAATTCAATACTAGGGTTAATGCGCTCATACTCTTTGATGTCCTGAGCCAGCGTCTCTAGCGTAACTTCACGTCTTTCTCTAAGGATGTTGGAAAAAGTATATAGCACGAGGTTGGTGTGCTGAACATTATAAGATGTGGCAAGTTAATGGTGACCCTTTAGGTGCTAAATTTCACCCAGAGAAGTCAGGGGAATTATATCAAGACGAAAACGTGTTTTCGCTCCTTTTGGCAAGGGCTGGGAAGCCAGTTTGATAAATTCTAAGAACTTCTTTTTACCCACGACTGAATTGTCCTTTATTTAAGTTATGCTATCATTATAACAGAAACATGACCGTAACAGGGAAAGTACATTGACAATTTAATAGGTTCGGGTTATACTATGCACTTGTTGGTGTACTAGAAGTGAGGGTGAGGTCTTACGACCAAAGACAGGTTTCGGGGTTTAAGGCTCACCTAGCCATTCACACCCCCACTTCCGGTACACCAGATGATAGTGTGCTTGCGTCCGAGTTAGGGTTATCAGTGTCTTATATGGAGACTGAAGCTTTCCAAGGCTCCTAACTCGGGCGTAAATACGCTATCTTTTTTATTTATTCGGTTGTACCCCCTTAAACTTCACGTCAAATACCACATCAAACTCTGGGTGACTCTCTTGAAACGTCTTAACAGCTGCAGCAACATCGTTAAGTGAAGCCTTATTTGTAGGCACCGTACGATACACATTGGGGTGTTCGGGCATCTCGCTACTTGTAACATCAACATAACCCAATGCCTCTTTACCAGCTAAAGTAAGTACAACGCCAACAGTTTTATGCCGTTTACTCGCTTTATCAAACTCTTTAGCTGGTTTGACCAAACCATGATGCTTTAGCATGTTTAGTCGGTTGTTGAACCAGTTACGATTCGTGTCGTCATCATAGTCATCACGTTCAGCGATTGCAAAAATAGATAAAGTGTGCTTAACTTCTAAGTAATACGCCCGTCGGCAGTCAGCTGGCGGGTTTTTTATATAAAGTAACTAGGAGACAGAAATGGTATTATCAGAACGAGTAAAGACAATCACAGAAGAAAAATACGTACCGGTTAGTATAGATGGTATTTTGAACTCTAATGTATTCACATCCCGTGTGTTTATGCGTGAGAACAAAAACTGGGGTGGCCGTCAGCTAATGATTCCACTACAGTTCGCTAAACCAACATCAGGTGGTTCATTCTCTGGTCTTGGTGCCTTTGATACTGCTCTACAGGACACTCGTATCCGTCAGGCATTTGAAACTGCTTATTTCTACCAGAACGTATCACTTAGTGGTACAGAAGTATCTCTTAATAAGACTGATGCCGAAGTGCTTGACCTTGCGAAGATCACTTTAGAGGAAGCACAGAACGCTATGCTTGATACTATCGGTGACCAACTTTACGGAGTTGGCGCTGGTGATGACTTTACTGGACTGGAAAAAATTGTAGATGCTGGGGCTAACACCTCAACTTACGCTGGACTTACTCGTACTACTTACACTCAGTTGAACTCAACTGTTACTGCCGCTTCAGGTGGAGCATTGACATTCGCTGGTATGGCAGTAGATATGAGAGGCGCAAGTGCCGCAAGTTCTAAGAGACAACGACCTTCGATTATCGTTACTACGGAAGTTGCTTGGGACCTATTGGAAAGCCTGTTCACTCCAGCTATTAGCTCTAACTACGACTCGCTATCACGGGGTCAAATTACTACCTATAGTAAGCCTGGTGTTACGCTTTCTGGCCAAGACAGTCTCAAGGGCAACTACGGCTTTGAAACACTTGTGTGGCGCGGTATCCCAATCGTTGCTGATGAGAAATGTACTTCAGGTGTTGTGTACTACTTGAACGAGGAATACCTACACTGGTACAACCTAAAGGGTGTTGGTCTGACATCCTACAAAGTATCAGGACAAGTCGATTCAGTTTACTCAGAATACGGACGTAACTACCCAATCCAATGGTCTGGTCTCCAGAAACCACACGCTCAGTACTCTGACATTGGTCAATTCATGTGCTTAGGTAACTTAATCTCTGGTTCTACTCGCCGACACAGCAAGCGAACCGGTGTGACGACAGTATAAGAAAGGTAATAGGAGAATATTATGGGATTAGGAACACAGTCAGTAGTACTCGGACAAGATTTTAGAGATATTAGCGTAGATCAGCAGATGCCACTAGGGCAAATAGCACCGACATCAGACGGACGTGAGTTTCGTTATGGTAAAGCTGGAGTGTCGGCATTAGCTCCAGGGCTAATGAATGTTGGCCCACCAGTTGTCCCCGACCACGTTAACTTAGTAACCGCCGCAGCCGCTGTCGGTGCAACTTCCGTAACCGTCACTTTAGGTGCTACAGCCGCTACCGCCAACCAGTATGCCGGTGGTGTGTTATACGGCAACGTAACCTCAACTGGACTCGGTATTGGTTATCGCATCAAGGGCAACCCTGCCGCTGACGCTTCAGCTACGCTAGTAGTTCAATTAGATGAACCAATCGTCGTAGCTTTTACTGCTACTACAAAGATTAACCTTTTCGCTTCTCAGTATAATAAGGCAATCGTAGCCCCAGCTGCTGCATCAGCCGCTGTCCCTGTCGGTGTCTTTACAGGCGCTTCCCTGACCGCTGCCTACTTCGGTTGGCTCCAAGTCCGAGGCCCTGCCCCCTTGCAGTGTGCAGCTACGGTCTATACCTTGGGTGAAACGGTCACCCAGAGTACCCAGACCGCTGGAAACGGAACCCTGGGTATAGATGCACAACCTATCTACGGTGTTGCCGCACAACTCGGAATATCCACTCAGTATCAGTTAGTCAATCTAAACTTAGGTTAAGGAGTTAGTATGGCTGAAGTACAAGAAACAGACGTTAACGCTTATGTAGTAGACGTACAAGAAGCTGAAGCTGCTTTGGTGCAAGCTGAAGGAAATCTAGCCGCAGCTAAGCGTAGCCTAGCTGAAAAGCGTGGTGACGTTGAAGAAGCCGAACCTGAAGCCGAAGAAGCCTCTGAAGATCAGGAAATTGTTAAAGTAAAGAAATCTAAAAAAGGTAAAAAATAATGGCTCGTAAATTAGAAGGTTATGTCCAAGTAGTTAAAGAAGACGGTATCCAAACTGATAAGCCGGTCATTCTTAATGGTACAGCTGCAACATTAGCTGTCGGTGGTACGTTGACCGTTACTGGTGCGCAGACATTCACTGGAGTAGCAAACTTTACAGTAGCTCCAGTATTTTCCGCAGCTCCTAGTGGTGCCAGTACGCTGAGAACAGTTACCGATAGTGCAGCAGTAGGAGCAACAGTAGTTCTTACCGCAGCACAAAACGGACAAACATTTAACAACGCATCAACGAGTGGAAGTCCTTCGTGGACACTACCAACCGCATCAAACGGTTTATGGTACTCATTCACCGTTTCTAACGTTACAGCAGGCTTCACCATCACGGGTGGAACGATGAAGTATAAGACAACAGCCACAGGTACTACTCTCTCAACCACAACCTGTACAAACACTCAAGGTACAGCGGTTGTAAACGATCACATTGTATTCGTTTGTGACGGTACTGTATGGCGATGTGTGTCTCAATCAGGTATCTTCGCTTAAGGAGTAATTATGCCTGGAGTACCCCTACCACGAGATGATAACGGTAATGTCGCTGCTGGCACAGCTGAAACTGGTGCTATCATAATTAACTTTGCAGTCATAAAAGCCGTAAGCTCGTAGGTCTTTTAACCCTATACAATAAGTACCCCTAATAGTCACGGTCTGAAAGGACGGAATATATGACAGTACGACAAGCAAAATACGGAAACCCAGCTAATTATAATACAACCCCAGCTACTCGTAATGACGAGGATCCGTCAGCTTTAGAAGTTGATGCTAGTGGTAATCTTCTAACCTCCGCTAGTACCCTCTCGGCTGGTGAAGATCTTGTCAACGATGTTCTAAAAGTAGAAGATCGTTCTTCATATACCAACCTTACTGCAAGCGCCCTCATAAAAACTGGTGCTGGACGAGTAAAGGGATGGTCAGTCAACTCTCACAGCTCAGGAACTCTGAAGCTATGGGATAATACATCGGCTGCCACAACTACTCTATTAAACACTGTTTCGTTTGCTGCTGGTCCTTCTGTGACTAGCCTGCCCGATGTAGAGTTCTCAACTGGCTTATACGCCACGATAGCAGGAACACTAGATATAACTATATTCTGGAAGTAGGAGTAGATATGAATAAATATAAAATTACGAATGTAGACGCAGTAAAAGGACAAGTAACCTTTCAAATACTAGACGGTACAACAGTTGTAATGACTGATACTCGTGGGGACTTACCTTTTGAAAGTGCTGGAGATGACAAAGAACTAGACGCAATTCTAAGTAAATTTGCGAATGATGTACTAGCTGACAAGGTTACTCGGATAGTAGACGCAGAAGTTACTAAGATGGTAGGAGTGTCCAAAACAGCTAAGACCGAAGCTGAACTAGCTGCCAAGGAGATTTAACATGCCACGCTCTACAGCAACAGGTCGCATAGCCGCCTCTGGCAGGTTAGTGGTACGGGATATGGGGACGGCATTAGTATTTGATGGGGTAGATGACCTAGTCACAGTCACACATCACGCCAACCAATTACTAACTACTGGCTTTACCTTGAGTGCTTGGATAAATCCGAGGACTACTGGAGACTCTAATGCTGGCAGAATATTTGATAAAACTACAGCTGCAGGTGCAGATGGATATTATTTCAAATATTCCACTCTGGGTAGAGTTGGTCTTGCTATACATGCAGGCACAGAAATATCTTGTGCCTCTGGTAGTGTCCCACTCGGACAATGGACTCACGCTTTAGTGACAGTAGCCTCAGGCGCAACAGTAACCTTTTACATTAACGGGGTAGCGTCTGGTACACCAGCAACTACATCTGCTTTATCAAACATCACCACTACCGATAACCTAATAATAGGAGACAGAACAGATACAACCAGAAGTTTCAACGGCTCAATAGACGAACCAAGAATATGGAACGTAGCCCTAACTCAAGCCCAAATAACCGCCCTCTACCAACAAGGCACAGTACCAACCACAGGTCTAGTAGCTGAATACAAATTCAACGAAGGCTCTGGCACAACTGCAAACGACACATCAGGTAACGCTAATCACGGCACCATAACAGGAGCAACCTACACTGCTGATGTGCCCATGAAAACACGCCCTCTCGTAAACCAAAACCTAATAAAGAATGGGGACTTTGAGTCTGCTCCAGCTTTTACGGCTGCGACTACGTCAATAAGCCGATACATTGACGGGACATCAGGAGGCTCTACTACAAACACAAACTTTGGTGCGTGGGCAATACCAGGTGGAGGTCTAGCACCTTCATCAGGAGCAAGATTTGCTACTGACCATACTCGGAGTGGTGTCTATAGTATGAAATTAAGTACACTGGATGCTTCGGGGACGGTGGTTGTGTCAAATTCAACAAGCGGCTCAGCACCAGCACGGAGAGATGTCATCCCTGTATTACCGAGTACTAGTTATACTTTGAGTGTATGGGTTAAAACTAATAATGTTGTCACAAACTCAGTGTTTGCGGATGCTCGTGAGTTTTCGGGGGCATTAAGTGCCGGTGTAACGAATACAACAAACAAACTCTCAGGAACAAATGACTGGACTAATCTTACTCAAACTTTCACAACAGCCTCAACAGCTCGTTACGTATTTATACTATTAAAAAATGGCACAGCTGGTAAAATATCAGACGCTTGGTTTGACGACCTAGTATTAAAGCCCACCACCGCCACAACTAGAACGGCAGCATAATGCACTTATGGTATACTCCTGTTATAACTAATAGGAGTCAATAATATATGCAACCTAAAACTAATCGACCAGATGGATATACGCCCCGCTGGAGACATTTCCATACCCAATCAACTGTTTGGGCACAGAATCCTTTAGATCACGATGTAGTATTTAACGTAGCAGATGAACACGATAACTCATACGCCTACCGTATGAAGTCCGGTGAAATAAGCGAATTACCTGGTGGAGCTGTAGCTACGCTAGGTGTAAAAACCCTTGTAGATGAGTTAATCCAAAATAATAAAAGTGACCTGCTCCGGATTTACGAACCTGCGGTAAGGGCAAAATACGAAGATGAGATTATAATGAGAATTAAAGACGCGCCTATGCGCGAGGCTAAGGCCGGCGGTGGAGAGATAGATTTGTCTATGTCTAAAACCAAAGAAGTTGAAGAAGATATTAAGCCCCCTACAACCCCTCCTCCTGGTACTGGCTATAATGTCCCAGACGAAGAAGAGTTCCCAGCCCTAAACCCCAAAGAAGCATCAGCCCAAAAAGAAGCCCTAGCGGTTGCCTCTGCCACTACGAGCAAACTCCCTACCTCTAAAGTCATAGACGACTAATGGACGACTTTGAGGTACTTAAAAAAAAGATAGCTGACCTTCAATTTGAGCATAAAGAATTAGTGAGGAAACTTCCGAAGCTAAAATTACAGGTTGAGGCTAAGGAGCTAGAAGTCCGCACACTGAATAGACAAACAGTTAATGTGATGGCGGACATGGAACGCGCCACAGATAAAATACGAGATGCAAAGATTACATTCAACGTCGAGGCAAAAGAACGAACCGATGCCATAGAAGTCAGTGAAGCCAAGTGGGAAAAAGAATACACTACTAGCCTTTATATTCTTGAACAGCGTGAATTAGAGGCTGATAGGCGTAATGATGAATTGGATAGTCAACAGAATGAACTAGACGTTAGATATGAAGAAGCTGATGACCGTGAAACTGATGTTAGTCTAAGAGAAACAGATACCGAGAAACGTGAGAAAAATGTTGAAGCAACAGAAGGAGAACTGAACAATCGTAAAAATACCCTAAAGTTAGCAGAAGAAGAGTTAAATAAACGAGAAAAGGCTATCAACGTACGTGAAACCACCCTAGAACCACGTTTGCTTGAAGTTGATGAATTATATCAATCAGTGGCTAAAGACCGTACAGAAGCCCAAGGAATACTAGAAAAAGTCCAAGAAGCTAATACTGTAATAGAAATGCGCGAAAAAGTAGTAAGCCAACGTGAACGAAAAGCGAACACTAAAGAAAAAGAACTAGATGAGAAATCTGAGGAAATAGCCAAGCGCCAGGAACAGTTACGCAAACGGGAAGCGCTACACTGCGTACTACCACTACAGGAGCGTCATTGAGTTTCTCCTCAGTTATGTATTTTAGTATCAATACTGCCGCGGCGGCTATAACCCTTACGATGACCGCAGCAGGAACAACAGCATCATTTATTTCAGCGTCACTGGAACAACTTGCCTAATATGGTATGATAAAACTATGACTGAAGATACAAAAAAACTATTGCTCGCATATGTCGCGGAATTAAACCAAAATGATGCAATGAAAGCTATCACATCTATCATTGAGTATTTTACCGATGGTGGAGTTACCAAAGCGGCTTTCAGCGTGTGGCTTGATGGACAGGAGGCAAAATTAAATACAGGGATATTAAACTTGCCTACTCAACAAAAAATAGCATCTGATTCTATGAACGCTGAGATTGCGATGATTGCTGTGGTGAAGTTAGAGATTGTATAACGGCTACAGTTTCGGGACTTAAACATTTTGCTTTACTGGGTGTCGGGTAGATACTAAAAGTAAATATGGTATAATTTGGGTATAGCTCAAACGGCAGTATTACTGCCGTTTTTTTAATAAGGAATAATATGAAGAATACCACAGCCTACGCATCAACAACCAAACCTACCACTGCCTATACTGCTACTTCTAAAAATGCTGTTGCTTATACTACGCCAGCTAAAAATAGTACTAGTTATACTAATGGTACTAAAAATAACACTTCCTACATAGACTCGGATGCTGATAGTGCCACATCCGTAACCTTAGGTAGTCTTACAGTTACACTAGGTAGTTTGGTAGTTTATCTACATGGTTATCTAACCGCTGATGTTCCTAATCAACTTAGTACCAAGGCTACGACAGCCTATGCGGAGGTGTAGGTGGCTTATCCTAGTGCTTTGACTACTTTGCCAGATACTACCGCTGGAGAGGTCTTAGGGACTGCGGGGGGTGGTATTGGTATATCGGCTTACCTTGATTTTGTTGGTGTTGATCTATTGGCTATTGAAACTAAAATTGGTACTGGCTCAGCTACGCCTGCCTTAAATAAAGTTTTGGTTGGAGATGGTACGGGGACTTCTACTTGGACGGCTACGCTGGCTGGGTTGACTCTTACCACCCCATCAATGACTACCCCATTGGTTACTAACGGTATAGTGGACATATCTGGTGCTAATGGAATCTTGCGGATAAATGCCAATACTGATGGCGGAGAATATAACATTGGTGTTGACACAACTGGTACGTTAGCAGTTTTCGGTAGCGGTGCCGCTGTGCTCAACGTATCATTACTAGATGGTACATTAAAGGTTGTTAGTCCTGGTAATGCCACGACTAATGTTTTGACGACTGATGCTACGCAGACTGTGACTAATAAAACCCTCTCAACTGGCAGTGTAATCGATACTAATGTCACTGTTACGGAAGTGCTTAAAAAAGTTTACCCCATAGGCTGTATATATTTCTCTGTGAATAGCACTAACCCTGCTACGTCTTTAGGATTCGGCACTTGGTCAGCCTTTGGAGCTGGTAGAGTACCCGTTGGGTTTGATTCTGGTCAGACAGAGTTTGATACTGACGAGGAAACTGGTGGTGCTAAGACACATACGCTAACGACTACTGAAATGCCAAGTCACACTCATACCCAAGATGCTCACCAACATACCGAAACAGCAAACTCTGGTGTCGGTGTCTTCGGTGCTGCCGGAGGAAGTGGAATGGATGGCGCAGCTACCGTAAATACTGGCGCTACGGCAGCCACTAATCAAAATACTGGTGGTGGTGGCGCTCACAATAACCTACAGCCATACATAGTCGTGAGAATGTACAAGAGGACAGCATAATGAAAGGACAAACACAATGCTGACATTCCAAAACATATATGATGAAGCAGTCCTTCAAACGCAGGACTCTGACGCCAGTAGTTTGACACTCATCAAGAGAGCCATAAATCAGGGAATGAAAAAGTTCGGCGCTATCCTAAATAGAGAATGGCGAACCAGTGAAAAGACCTTTGGTATAGTAGCTGCCCAACAGTACTATCAAATGCCTGAAAACTCTATCCGTATGAAATGGGTAACTATAACAATAGGTAACATAGCCTACCCATTAACAGAAATAGCTGATTACGAAACCTGGCAACATCTGAACATGCGTACCTCCACTACCTCTACCGTACCTGAGTATTATTACGTCAGAGGGAATGATGAGTTTGGCATCTGGCCAATCCCTTCAGCTACCACAGCCAACGCTGGTAGATTGAATTACGAACGGCGAATGAGAGATATGGTAGAAGCTGATTACACCACGGGTACGGTAACGATGACGATTAACTCAGCAACGGTGACTGGCTCTGGTACGACCTTTACGGTGGCTATGGTTGGAAGATGGCTGAACGTCACTACCGCTACAGGAGACGGTGAGTGGTATAAAATATCGGCCTTTACAAGTACGACAGTTATAACGCTGGAGAATACTTACTCTGGGGCAACCCTAGCCTCCCTAGCCTATACGATAGGTGAATTACCTGATATCCCTGAGGAGTTCCATGAATCCCTAGTAGACTATGCTTGCTATCGTTACTACCGTAGACGTAGGGATACTGTTCTAGCTAGGGATATGAAGTCAGCGTTTGACGAATCCCTAGCGGAGTGTATGGCTGATTACTCTTCCAAGACAGGTTCACAATACTTCCGACCAATCAGATTACGACAAGGATACGTACACCATCACAGAGATTATAAGGTGGTTTGATGAAAATACCCTTAACCATTGTTAGAAACAGCGGTGGCCAAAGTCAGTCCACAAAAGAAGGGGTTCCACATTCCTTTGCTTATTCCAAACACATAGATTTTCGTAAAGACCCTAATTTGTTATCTATCCTCCCAGCAACCGTTAAAGAGTCCAGCACCACAGTCACAGACCTGATCACCGATATGATACAACTCCCTTCGGGAAAGATTGTAGCGGTAGGAGACGCAGGGGGCGTGTATGTACGGACTACCGCAGGAAGTTGGTCTAAGCACGGCACAACCCTAACTAATACAGCCTGTGGTATGGTCTATAACCTACAACACGATACTATTTATGTTCCAGGTTTGACGGCGATACACTCCATAACGGGAGCTGACGGGGTGTTTGGTGGTTCACTGACTCCTGTCAACAATACTTTCTCAGCCTTAGTAGACCAGAGTGCCACCGTATCAACGAGTACCTATACAACCACTGGTTCAATAACTGAAACCGCTACACATAAACTGTTATTATCACCAACCATAGAACCGCTTTACTCTGTTAAAGTTTGGGTTACTACTAAGGGTACGGGTAATTTAGTTATAACTATGCACGACCAGGCTAACAATACTCTAGCTACTCAGACAATACTAAATGCTTCTGTCACTAATGGAGCCTTAAACGAGTTTGTATTCACCACTCCCGTCAGGATGCTGGTCAGACCTAACCCAGCTAATTATCACTTTCACATAACCCATCCTTCGGGGACGGCTTCAACTATTGGTAGTGGTACTGCCTCGGATTTCTCGACTGCAAGATATGAAAGTTGGAGTAATAGACTGGTAGACCCAGTAAATAACTTCCACCCTATTTATAGATTTCTACAGTATTACCTAATCTTAAACGAAAGACACGTAGTAGCATGGGAGCCAATATCTCAAACAACTCCAACGGCGTTAGAGTTTGTCCAGCACCGTCTGACGTTCCCTGAGGGCTACGAAGCTACTTCAGGAGCGCAATATACCGAGTATTTCGCTATAGCGGCTGAGAAGCGCTCTACGAGTGCCACAAACGAGTTTCAGGAAGGTAAGATATTCCTATGGGATGGAACGTCACAGACTTATAACTTTGTAATAGATGTGCCAGAAGGTGCGCCCTACGGCCTACGAGTGCATAAAAATGTATTATATTACTTTGCTGGTGGGAGTTGGTATGCCTGGTCTGGTGGTGACCCAGTTAAGATATTCCAAATGCCCAATACAGATACTGAGTTTACAGATACCGCTACCTACTTCGTAAACAACCCTCACACCCAAGCTATCCGTAACGGAATCCTCATGGGGGCTTTCCCGTCTATAACAAGTTCTACGGCTGTTCAGCATGGAGTTTATTCCTACGGTTCTCGTAATAGGAATTATCCAGATGCCTTTGGGTATTCCTATACTATGTCAACAGGTACAATCGTTAATGGTACATTACGTTTGGGGGGTGTGTGGAGCTTTGGGGATAAGATGTTCCTCAGTTGGAGAGACGGGGCTAACTACGGAGTGGATAAGATCAGTCCTGACTCTGACCCCTTTAGCACAGCTACTTGGGAGAGTCTAATTGTAGATAACGGTAGGCCAGACAAAACCAAACAAGCAACTAAATTAGAAATTACCTTCAAGGCCCTACCTACGGGGGCAACCATTACACCGAAGTATAAGATAGACCGAGCTACTAGTTATACTTCGGGGACTGCCGCAGTAGCCACCGACACTGTAATTAAATTAAATATAAACAAACGCTACAAAGAAATACAACTAAGTTTTGATGCCGTAGCGACCACTGCTACGCCTGAAATAATATCTGTAACCCTCATATACGACCCATTAGAATCAGAAAAGGACTGATATGCCTAGAAAAGTTAAGGGTTTTCGCACCATACCTAACCGCCCCTTATGGAAGTCGCTGGAAGAAAACGCCCGTCCTAGTTCGCTAAACTTCCTACCCGCTCCCTACCCGTTTTGGACTCGTCATGCGGCTTTTACTGGTATGACATATTTGGATTATAATAGTTCGGTGATTAGTCGGGTTAGTGTAGTTATTGATACCACCGATGGTGGTCATAACTTTGCAAAGACCCCGCTCGTACTAACCTGGGTGCGCGACTCCGATAGTTCTCTTAATTATACTACCTCAACTGCAATATATAAGTTCCCTATTATTCGGCGTAATTCTTCGGGGGTAGCCATAGAAAGTTTTAATACCAGTTTCTTCTCAGCTACCAACCAACTGTATTTTGTACGGCACTCAATTACTGCCTTTGGCACCTCGGCTACTAAACGAGTTTACATAAAGTTTTTCCTGTTTGATGATGACCCTTTCCTTAACCCTAATACAACTTCAACCTCGGCTTTATTATGATAGGTACTCAATATCAAGTTTACCCTGGAGCATTAGCTGTCCTAACTAGGCAGGTTAACTATATAACTACTCAGAAGTTTAATTATCTTAATCAACTTTCAACGACAACATTTACAGGCAACCACTATATAGGTAATGCAAACTTATTTATGGTCTGGGCGGTGGATGCTGATCAGGCTCAGAAGGGTAATGGCTTGACTTTTGATGTGGGTGGAGTGGTTCATGCCCTGCCCCATGCTAGATATGTGTTGTATGATACTGACCCCGACCCCAAGGTAGATACATTAGCATCAGCCGCCTATGACAACTACTCTATCCGTATGGATAAAAATACTTATTATGTTCGTTATGATGCACTATATGGCCCAATAGCTGATACGTTTCAAGATTATCTGCGAGTAACAATCTTCAATGATACTTTTGACGCTCCGTTAATAAAGCCAACGGTAACTTAAATGGGGCGTATACTACCACATCAAGTTTTACCTCGGTCTTATCCATTCCTAAAGCGTCATGCCGCTAATTCATTCGTAACCTACTACACTTATAACTTTGCTGATGCGGCGTTTGTTAAAACGCTTAGTATCCCTCATGGTATGAGTGGGATTCCCCTGCATGATATGTGGGTAGCCAAAAAGGCTAGTTTATCTGGTAATGCCGTGGCTGACTATAGCCCCACACTGGATAGTGTTTATATTTCTCCTACTCAGCTATATTCTGGCGTACCGACCACACGCTCCCTAAATGATGCCTATTACTGTTATACCGATAGCACTAATATCAATATTATGGTTTGGCATGAGACTGCTACAACAGGGACTTATCATGTTTATTTTCATGTAAAAATATACCTAGACAGTTTTCGTGACGTTATCTATGATGGTACGAGAAGCACGACTTCGTGATATAATAAAACCAGCTCAGACGGCTTTGCCTCTGAGTTTTAATTTTATAAGGATATAGTTATGGCAATACTAGGAAACGTAGAGATTAGCGGACTAGACCTCTCTCCTGCTATGCGTAGCTCACTAACAAGCGGAATGTCAGTTGCTGATTTTAACAGGACGTATTCAGCTTCGGTAGCGGGCTTCCGACCGATAGCAACATCTCGTCAACAAGCAGCTCCAGCTCCCGTACAGCAAGCTGCTCCAGCCGCCCCCCAAGCCGCTCCCGCCGCAGCCCCCGTAGGCAACCAATACCAACAGCAAGCCGACCAACTCTACGGCGACCTCACGGAATTTGATAAAGCCGCTCAATCTCCTTTGGATATTTATAACTCTGCCTTGGAATCGCTAGGGATATCTGATGCGCGTACCCGTGTAACAGGATTAAAAACTCAACTTATGAATACTGAAAATCTACTCCGTAATGTGGATAGTGATGTCACTGGACGTACACAAAACTCTTTAGTTACCGAAGCCCAGCGCCGAAGGTTAGTAGCCATGGAATCTGCACCTATAGCAGAACAACTTCGTGACCGTGGCCGTGAGTTTGAAGTTGCAGAAGGTAGCTACGGTAGGATACTAGGCGAAGGTAAAATTCAAGCCGACTATGGCTTCCAAGGCCAACAGACCAAACGCCAAGGCTTAATAGACCGAATGACCATACAAAGAGATAATGCCAAAACTGCTGAAGAGAAACGCCAGTGGGAGGTTAAAATTCAGATGGAACGAGATAAGATAGTTGAAGATAGAAGGCAGTATGACCAGACCTATGCCTTTAATGTAGCACAGGCTAATAAGCCAGCGGCTTCTTCAGGCGGTGGTGGCGGTGACAGTGGTGGCTTTGATGTTGGCGCGGACTTCGTTAACTACATCAAAGGACAAATGAAGGCATCGCCATACTCTTCAAGGCAGGTTCAAGACTCATGGGCTAATAATTACTTCGCTACCAACAAGATAACCAGTACCAAGGACAGACAAGTATTATGGGATATATTCAATACAACCTGGAACAGACCCCCATCCCCATACAAAGACCCATTTTATAAAAGGTAGGAGGGTATATGGCCAATAAATATACCGCCTGGACCAGCAAGCAAAGCACTTCTGGTGGAGGGAATAAGTACGTTGAGTGGACTAGAAATTACCGCACAAATAGAAAGCGCCCTGATGACGATTGGGTTTGGGATGATGATGAAGAACGCCATATTACACCTGAAGAAGACGCACGTTCATTACTAGCCCAAGCAACCGCCGATAAAGAAGCTGAAAAAAAGAAAGTCCAAAAAGAAGCCGGAGACCGTGCCAAAGAGACTGTCCGCAAGCGTAGTGTCTGGGAAAAATTTGGTGATGTGTTTGAGGCTAACTCACCGCAAGACCAGCAGAAAAGGATGGATAGGGGGGAAGCTAAGACCTACGAACAGCAACAGAAGGATAAAATTAACCCTCCTCAGACTACTAATGCTGACAGGGACGAAACTGTTGCTATGCACGAAGCTCTCAATCAGAGGCTCAAGTCAGGAGAAATAGACCAAGCTGGCTACGCCAAAGAGTTTACTAAGACACTGGCTGACAGGCCTAACCCTAGGCGTGAAATCACGCCAACCAAAGAAGACATACAAGCATGGAAACAGTCCGAAGTACAGAAGGTCAGTGAGAAACTAAGGGCTGGAAAGATTAACCAACCTCAGGCTGTAGCTATTATTGAAGGCATTACTAGCGTAGACGAGAAGCAGTTGACAGCACAGGACCTCCTGAGGCCGGACAATCCACGAAGTTCAGTAGGACAGGCTCTTGGTGCTTTCGGAGGCTCAGTTGGTACTAGCGTACTAAGCATCCCCGGAGATGTAGCTTCTCTTGCCGGTGGTGCCATAGAAGCTACTACACCATTCAACAGCGCCGGTCAAAGATTACAAAAAGTAGGTAAAGCCTCTGATGAAACTATGGACGTACTGTCTGGCTACAGTACTGGGGCGCGTCCGGGTGAAAACTCCTTTGTAGTCAACCTAGGTTCCGGTGCTGGATCATTGGCCTTTTCATTAGCCGCTGCTACCCTAGGGAGTCCAACAACTGCTGCTACCCTGTTTGGAGTTAAAGCCGGCGCAGAACAGTACCGTGCTGTGAGGGAAGAGGGCAAGTCCAACTTGCAGGGACTGGTAACAGCTATACCAGCTGGAATAGCTGAGGCCGGACTTGAGAAGATTGGACTAGATAAGTTCCTGGGTGCTGGCGGTAGTCCCGTTAGGAAGTTTATTACTCGTATGGTCACAGAAGGCGCACAGGAGCTTACTCAGAGCGCAGCCCAGTCTACTATTGGTGCTACTTATAAAGACACTGACTGGACCAAAGTAGTTCAACAGGCGGCCACAGAGGGCATGTATGGAGCTTTGGTTGGTGGAGGTGGAGATATTGCCTTAGAGATTAGCCCTAAACTAGTACAGGCTGGTTTGCCTCAACAACTAGCCGATAAGATAGCTAACCGTATGGCTGGTTCAGCAGAGCAACAGTTAGCTGAAGATCAAGGTGCGGAGAAGGCCACAGAAACTCCCCATGTCACTGTTGAGAATCAGATAGCTGAGTATATAAAAACAGGGGAAGAACCTACAGTAGAGGGCTTTACTAAGTACATAGAAGAAGCAGGGACAGAACTGACACCAACTCAATTAAACTACACCATAGATAAGTTCAAAAAGTCTTTTCCTGACACAGTAAAACCACCTGCAACAGAGACAAAACCTGAAGTCGCTCCACCAACTGTTGAGAAGCCTACACCAAAACCCAAAGGTTCATTGAAGCCTATAACCCCTAAACCCTCTGTACCAGAAGTAAGTCCTGCTAAACAAGCCGTTAAAGACGGTCTCACAGAGGAGCAGTTTATGAAGGGGCAGGGAACTTACTTTCACTCCACACCAGTAGAAAATGTTTCTAAAATAGAAGCAAACGGTTTTTCTGGAGATATTGGAAAAATGAGTCAGGCAAGTGGGGGTAAAATGGAAAAGGGTGTATTCTTGTATGACAAAAAATCCAGTGCTGATACCTTCGGGAAAAACTTTAAAAGTGCTTCAACTATTGAAACTAAAGTTAATGGCAAGGTCTATGATGCAAACACTCAAACAAAATATGGATGGGAAGATGACCTTCAAACACAAGAGATAGCGAAAGACCCTAAAATAATTGCACAGCTTAAAAGAGACGGCTTTGTTGGAGTAAAAAGTACAGAACTTGGAACTAATGCAACCTTTGTATTTGAACCAAGTGCAGTTAAAACCACCTCCCAACTCCGTGCAGAGTATCAACAAGCATCCCCAACCCCTAAACCAAAAGTAACACCGCAGAAAACCACCCCACCCACACAAGCTAAACCCAAAGGCACACCGAAGCCCCTAAGCAGGGCTGATATAGCCAAAGAAGAAGGCCCCACCGCCGAAACTGCCCAAGACCGCCTAGACAAAGCCCGCCTGAGCGTAGAATCAGGTGGTTATGTTGGTACTATCCCCAAGCCAGTCAACAAATCTAGGCTAGGTAGATTACTCAGAAAAAAGGGTGTGGAAGTTGTAGATCAGCCACGTCGTACCCTTGGTTCTGTTTTGGGAGTTACGCCTATGCGTGAGCTAGGCAAAAAAGACCCTGTGGCTGGTCAAATATTCCAAGCTGGACGTAATGCTCAAACAGACTACGAGGCAATGGTAGATGAAGGTCGCCAACATTCTGCTGAATCTTTCAAGGGGCTAAAAGAAGCCGAGAAAACAGAATTGGTTAAACTTCAAGAAGAAGGCATTAGTGAGGCTGAGGTCAAGAAACTTAAACCTAAATATCGCAAAGCTATAGAGGGCATGCGTTGGTTCAATGCTGAAATTCGTAAGATTGCTGAAACCGAGTTTGATATTGACACCTCCCAGTGGCGGTTTGATACTTTTAATTACTTCCACCACTTATTCATAGGCGACCAGGCAGTTGTAGTAGACGGACACGTTAAATTTATTGGTCGTCGTGGCCCAGCCCTCCAAAAAGCAGAGGAGCTAATTAACAGTGGAGTAGACCCGAAAAATATAACAATTAAACCTAAGTTCATGAAAGAGAACGCACCTACTACTCTTTTATCGCAGAAAGGGTTTTGGTCTTTTGTTACTAAAATGGCCGATAAACTAGAGGTTAGTTCTACTGAAATATTAAATGAGATACAAGGTGTTGTTGCAACTAAACCCCGTCCTAAATTTGTTGGTGCGTTCAAACAACGTAAAGCTAATTTAGAAGGATACATTACTGACCCCGAACTTACCTATACATTTCTTTGGGACAGGATTTCTCGTAAACGCTACTTAGAGCCATTTGCTAAAAAAGCTCAGAATGAGGTGGGTAAGATAAAAACTCAATGGTTAAAACAAGAAACTCAAGACTACATAGATACAGTCGGTGGTAAGTATATTGACCCAGTTTATTTCTTGGGTATAAATATCAATACCCTAGCTAAGAGGCTCAACCGTATCCAAGCTCCCCTAAAATTAGGTTATCGACCAAGTACGGCACTCATAAACCGCCTTCAGAACCTACAGATGGGGTATTCGGATATAGGTAGTTGGTTATTTTATGGTTCAGGCAAGGTACTCACCAAAGAAGGTAAGCAGATAATCGAAGAATTAAAGATAAACACCCAACCAACAAAGGTTGAGGTGGGCGACCAAGTACGCTTCCGAGTTAGCAGGCCAGGTTCTCAAAAAGGGCTAAGAGGATTACTAAAACCATTAGGACTATTCAGTAAAGCAGAAGTCGCCAACCGTTCAGAGTTAGGCGTAGGTTCTTATTATTATGCGCGTCTAAAATTAAAATATGACCATGATAAGTCTTTACAGTTCGCCAAGGATGCGAATAGTGCACATAACCTAGTCTATGGTACTTCTGATTTAGGTAAAATCTATCGCCATCCATTAGGTAAAACTTTCGGACAGTTTAAGACATTCTCAATTGGTTACTTATATAATGCCACGAACGTTTTAATTGGCAAGCCTGTCGGTGGTATGGAGCAGTATTTTGATGATATGTTCCCCACCAAACAAGCTAAAATGAAGCGGGCGGCAAGGTTTATTGGCACAAACGCCGCAATAGGAGGAGCTAGAGTAGCTCTGTCACCCCTCTTTGCTATAGTTATGTTTCTTTTGCTTAGAGGTGAAGACCAAGAAGAACCTGGATGGTTCAGGGGAGTTTTATCATTTGTGAATATAGATATTTCTAGGCGGGCGGGGGTAAACCCTGCGGACGTTCTCCCGACTGGAGATAAGTTTGAAGATAATGATTGGCTTAAATTTGCCTCTATAGTTGGGGGGCCGAGTGGCAGTGATCTAATCTTAATCCAGAAATACCTAAAAAAATACGCGGAAACTAAAGACCCTAAAGATTTAGCAAAAGCCATACGCATCTCTCCGGCTGCATGGAATATGTACCAATTTCTAAAATTAGGTGAAGAACAAGTAGTCCAACCATCGGACTGGGAGAAGGCTCTGGTCGGGGCAGGGTTTGTGCCTAAACGTTTTAATATGATCAAAGAGGGAATGGTTGAACTTAGTTACTTCGCTCCAGAACTAAAAACCGCTAACGGGTTGCCTACTCGTCAAGCAATTGAAAATATGGTTAATAATTTAGGTGACGATAAGTATGATGAATCTAAGAAGAAAACTATTAAAATGATACTCCGAGAGGCCCACATATCTGAAGCTCGTTACCCAGAATTTGTACAGTCACGAAAAGACAGAATGGATAAGCCCGATAGTGTTTGGAGTAAGCTGACTGGTGACCCCTCAAAGGGTGGGTTTGATGACAGGATTAATGAAGCTCTAAAACAGAGGGATATGGATAAGGCCCGGACAATTAGTTATGAATATAACAATATATTGGATAAATTATTGGAAAAACAGGGTTATAAATTAGACAAAGAAGAACGCGAGAAAGTAGAGGACAACAAAGTGAGGATAGGCGGGTTGCGGAAAAGAAAAGCCTGGAGAGATAACTAATGTGCTACTATACCCATAGCTCAGACGGCATACCATTGTCGTCTTTTTAATAAGGAATAACCATGACCACCGAGTCCAACCAACTAAAGGAAATAAATTGAGAACACTATAATGGAAGCCGTAGCCCTAGCCTCAATAGCCCTAGCTGCAACTGCGATGGGTGGTAATATCTGGCTTGCTAAATATCTTGCTAAAACCCTCTCTAAAGACCTGAAAGAACATACCAGAGCAGCCGTGCAGCAAACAGCCGCCAGCCGTGAAGCTACGACCTTTCTGCGTAAATTAAACGGTCAATTACCCGAATTAGTAGAAGAAAAGAAAAAGGAAGCGAGGGATTAGTAATATGGCGCTAAATTTTAAGTGTATAATAAGCTGGTTACAATTCAATAGGAAATAAGGAGTAGTAATGCGCAGACCAAGCTCATCCACAAACATCACAAGCAAACACGGTAGCCCCACAGGTGGTTTTTATGGTAAGCATCTAGGGACGGATTATGCTCTGTCGCGTAACAACCCTATAGTAGCCCCCGTTAATGGGAAAATTGCGGCTCAAGGCTGGTCAAATACTGTTGGCAATTATATCGAAATAGATGGTGATGACGGCAGGCGGCATCGTTTGCTGCATCTAAACCAACGGCTCGTACCGAACGGTAGGTATATTACCGAAGGTCAGCAAGTAGGCCTGTCAGGTTCCACTGGTTCATCAAGTACAGGGCCACACATCCACTGGGACGCACGTAAGGGTGGTACAGGCTTTGGTGACGGATTCGCTAACTATGTAGACACCGAGGCATTAGTTGTGGCTCAACCGCCAGCACCCGTACCAACTGGAGACACTAGAATTGGACGTATGTTATATTTGCACCCTGTACCACAATGGAGTGTTTACCGTGTGGGGCAGCAACCTATCCGTTCACAACGAATTGGCTACCTGATACCTCAGAATTATTATCATGGTCCAGGCGGAAAACCTGGTCTTACCTACAGGATAGAGGCTGTGAGTAAGTACCCCAATACTGTCACTATCCGTACCGATACATATGGATTGGTCGATATATTCGTAGATAGTGATGGGGAAATAATTTAAGGAGGAAAATATGAGTCTATTAAAATCATTCTGGGCAAGACTGGATGGACGAAAGCGTTTACTTGGCAAGCTGGTTCTAATTGTTTACGCTGGTGCAGTGACTACACAAGTTATTGACCGCAACGTAGACATAGAACGAGCTATAACCGTTCTACTCGGTGTTGGTTACGCCGACGCTATCCGAAAGGCATAAAAAAATGTTCATCTTGGTGGGTATCATCTTTACGATAACCTTTGTAATCTTACAGACGTTTAGTTTTGTGGTACCTGCCGTTGGTTTTCTGGCGGTTGGTTTCTTGATAGCTGGATGGTTTAGAGGTGAAGTATGGTAGACAAAGAACCATTTCCCAAGATTGAGATTCTGCCAAGCATAAAAAAGCTAGGTGAGATTGTTATGGGTTGGTTTAGATTTTTACCCGACGAAGCGCCTGATTATATGAGCGAACATAATAAGGATGACGATGAAACCCCAAGAGATATTATCTGACCAGGGAAATTGCCGCCTGGTGGATGTCTCGGTGATGCACCCTGAAGATGGGGACAAAAAAGCTATTGCCATCGCCAAAAGTATCTGCGAAAATTGCTGCGTGATTGACCTCTGTAGAACAGAAGCACTAGCCCATAAGGAACGAGGGGGCGTTTGGGCAGGACTTACGGAACGGGAACGTGACCGCTTAAGTAGGAACATTGGCAGGGAACATGGAAGACGAACCAAGTCCCAAGGATGAGGGCATCCTGCACCAAATAGACGAAGCTCTCTTGGAATACGACCACCAGAGGGCGCTAGAAGAAGATAATTGGCGTGACTTGCAGATATTTGTTGAAGTTGGCGAAATGACAGATGAGCAAGCCCAGGCACGACATATCGCCTGGCTAAGAAGTCATCAACCCTAAACCGTATCGAAACTGTTTACCCACAATCAGGTATAATGTGCGTGGGTGAACATCTAATGTAACGAATTAGCAATGTGTCGGTGGCTCTGTCCGTAAGCCGTAAGGTCTATCTCGGTGGTCTGCCCGTCAGACATAAACCTGGAGATTAAAAAAACTGACCACCCATTCTATGTATACCAGACTTAACAATCCTCATAAACCAACGGAATTTACGCATCTGTAATTTGGCTGCCTCTAAGCGTAGTTTTTTAAGATCTTGGGGGACGAGGTCTTGGTACTGAGAAGTAAAATCAGGCCAGTAACTATCTTTCATTATCAAATCTCCAGTGGTCTGTTTTATTTTATGCGTCTATATTTTACAGGGGAACGTGAATATATACAAACTCAGATTTATCAACCCAGCGCTCTGAGTCTACATTAAACTCCTCGTAATTCATTTCTCTAGCTAGGATTTGGTCGCCATCAACCTTTAGGGTCAGGGCAACGTGTCCCCAACGCCCTCTGTCGGTCTGCGCAATAGCGCCAATACTAGGTACACTATCTACCACATAACCCATAGCTCTGGCGTTGTTATCCCATCTGTTTGCGTTACCACGCCAAGGTACGGCTAAAATACCAGCCACCAAATATGTACAATTCCCAAAGTAAAATGAATTAGGCTGGATTCTTGCCGTTCGCAGACGCTCTGTAAGAGCTATTCTAGCCTTTTCTATCTGCGCCTCTCTGTCTAAACGAGCCTGAGCGGCTTCTACGGCAGCCACACGCTCATTATTCACTTGTTCTAATTGGTCTAGGAGAATTTGTGAGGGATTGAGAAAAGCCCTCTCGCTGGGCAGCGTTAAAACTGCGGCCAAAGGGCTTTCTACACCGTGAGGTGCATCTATAATAATACCACTAACTGCCCCTACCCCTTTGGGCATAAGTACGATTAGTGCTGTTATGAGAACGGTTGTGAGTTTCAAAATGGTGGACGGGTCAATTCAGCAGGAGTCCTGTAAATCCTTTCGGTTACCATGACAGGGTATCATAGCGCTACTAGTTGATGTCAATGTTTGCACCCTTACATTAGTAGCTGTATCTTCCTTGAGGTTTGGGGGTCATAGAATACCGCCGTTGCCGTCGCCGTAGCCGTAGCCGTCGCCGTAGCCGTCGCCGTCGCCGTTGCCGTTGCCGTTGCCGTTGCCGTAGCCGTCGCCGTAGCCGTAGCCGTAGCCGTAGCCGTAGCCGTCGCCGTAGCCGTCGCCGTAGCCGTCGCCGTCGCCGTTGCCGTTGCCGTAGCCGTCGCCGTAGCCGTAGCCGTAGCCGTCGCCGTAGCCGTCGCCGTCGCCGTAGCCGTCGCCGTAGCCGTCGCCGTAGCCGTAGCCGTAGCCGTAGCCGTAGCCGTAGCCGTAGCCGTCGCCGTTGCCGTTGCCGTTGCCGTTGCCGTTGCCGTTGCCGTAGCCGTCGCCGTCGCCGTCGCCGTCGCCGTCGCCGTCGCCGTAGCCGTAGCCGTAGCCGTAGCCGTAGCCGTAGCCGTAGCCGTCGCCGTTGCCGTTGCCGTTGCCGTTGCCGTTGCCGTTGCCGTAGCCGTCGCCGTCGCCGTCGCCGTAGCCGTCGCCGTCGCCGTAGCCGTCGCCGTCGCCGTAGCCGTTGCCGTTGCCGTAGCCGTAGCCGTACTTGCCAATCATCGCAAGCGACATAGGTCGTACCTCATCGGCAGAGTTAGGGTTTCTGTTGTAGCTCATTACATTTACCACTCGGTAATATTAAGCGTGCAGATTACTCCCTCGGCTGGGAATGATACTGTACCAACTTCATCAAGCGTATAATCGTCTTTTAATGCTTTTTTACAAAGTCCACCAATGCCCTTACCGTTACTCCACGAACGAACCACATTAGCATTTAATAGCTGTATTTTGTCCGTTACAGACTTGTCAGTATGACCTTCAAATATCCAGCCTCGTTGTGCGACGATGATTACATGGTCAGTTTCTACCGCTGGTTTAATCTCTTTGTTGTTGGGGTCTATTTCCATATAGACTTTTCCGTTTAATGTAATTGTTTCTTGCTTTGACATTTCTGCCTCCTTGTTATTTAGTTTACTCATATCATCTCTCTTCTTAGC